TGGATTATTGTTCTTGGAGTAATTGCCTCTGTGGTAGTTATCGGTCTTGCTCTAATGGGAGCAGGGTACGCATGGTCTAAGTTCAAGAAGTTCACTGGAGTTAGAAAGAAAATCTAATCCAACACCACCTTCGCAGGTGGTGTGTGTTGTCTTTTAAAGGGAAACCACCCCGTCTTAAAGGGCACCACACACTCTCTATGAAATTAAAAATCCATTTACTTATTCCCTTAGCTGTCGTTGCGTTTTGTTTGAGCGTAGCGAGTGATGCCTTTGCGTTCACGGTTGACTATGACGATGTTACAGATATTGTTTCTGGAACAATGGATGGCACAGAGTCACCATATGAAATGGTTATTTATGACTTAAATGAAAGTTATTGTGGAGCAGGTGGCTGTTGGCAGTATAACTACGTAGCTAATTATAATAGTTTCGGTTATGTAATTAATAACGGAACGCAAATATTTTCTATTTCGCCAAATTCTGGCGCAAACAGGACGAGGGGTGAGTATGTTGTCTTTATAATGAATTCTTCCGTTTCTTTTACTACAGATAACACCGCTACTTTTCTTTCAAATAACGCTTCTATAATTGAAGGTTATTTTTATATGGAAACTCTTACCTCAGGTAATTATGACCCTCAGTGTATCGGTACAAGTTCTTTAACTGCTTGTTCTGTTGACCCCGAACCAATTACATCTTATTCATACTTGTTTTCTAGTGTTGTTCCATCAACAACACCCGGCTATGGGTTATGGACAGTAGAAACAGAACCCATAGAAGGCAATAGTTGGGCTTTCACTACTTTCTTAAAGGAAATGCCGACACATTACACTACAAACGGTACTGGTGACCCTGATGTTGTAGGTAAGTGGTGTTATCCAAACAGTTCGGGTGTGGCTACAATACCTTCAACAACACCCATACAATTAAACGCCTCCTCTCATCAAACCTCTAATACTAGTGGTGGTTCTCCTAATTGTCAGTCCGCTGGAAATTACTACAGAATTTGGTATAACCATGCCGGTAGTGCTACTTCGACCATTTATTATGCAAGTTACTACTATAACGGTTCAACAACAAACACTTTTTTAGCTAAAGATGAAATTAATCCTCCACCTGAACCAACACCCACACCAGATATTTTAGTAGAGGGTTTTAATACTCTTTATAACACTCGTTTTACATCACTGTCTGTTGTTGACTCGGTAACTGCATCTAGTGCTGTTATTACGGCAGGTTACTATTTAGATCCTGCAGAAATAGACAGGTCGCAATCCTCAAAGAATCCGAGTGAAATTAGATATCGTTATGCTTTAAAAACAGATGCACCAAACTATTCTGGTCGTTCGTTTTTATTAGCATCAACTACAGGTTATGCAACAACAACAACCTCAACAACAAAGACAGCCAATGACTTCTGTTGGAGTAGCACAGCTTCCACAGACAGGTATTCCACAGGCTACTATGCCTCAAATGCCTGGTGCTATTCATCCAAACGAAGATATGATGTCATTATTAAAAAGATTAATGGGAGGTGCGTAGTGGCATTTAATATTGTTGATATGCTAAGAGGTGATATTGTCCAGCGACAACAGCCTCAACAAAATTCAAGTTCAGGTCTTGGTGAGATGCTTTCATACTTAATGCAAGGTACTAACCAACCTGTTGCAAGATTATCTGACCAAGGACAATCATGGAGTCCAGCAAGCCTTAGTGAGTTGGCTCAGGCTTCTGCTAATAGACGACAAGAAAAGCAACAAGAAGATTCTTTTGCAAAATTGCAGGAGTTAATTGGTACTAAAGGCACACCAGGTAATAATATTCCAATACCATTTAGAGGTGCTGTACTACCAACTAAAGGAACTGGTCTTAGAGGCGGTGGAAGTTTAGAAGATTTTGCTATTGGTCTTGCTGGTGTTCCTGATAAGGTTTTAGCAGCTCAAGGCTTTGATATGATAACTAACTTGTCAAAACCACAAGCTAAACCAACACTTCATTCTATGGGCGCACCAAATATGCCTGGTTACAAAGTTAATTTTTATCTTGATGATAATAATCAACCTGTACCAGTTGGCGAACCTTACAAAGCAGATGGTGGTATTAATATTAATACTGGTGCTGGCTCTATGGGAAACATATTAACACCAGAGGAAAATAAATCTATTGGTCTTACTGAAAAAGATGTTGTCCAAAGGAATCCACAAACAGGTGCTATCAGCATTGTAAAATCCGCTCCTGCACCAGTTGAATTAAAAGATTGGCAAAGAAAAGATTTAGACTTTGTTACAAGAATGATGCAAGCAGATAAGGTTTTATCTGAAGTTGGCACTAATTATGATCCAGCATATGTTAAAGCGGCTAGATATGTAGAAAATACACCAATTCTAGGTGACGTAGCTAATGCTGCTATAAGCGAAAATGACCAACGTGTTTTACAGGCTCAACGTCAATTTCTTAATTCTGTATTAAGACCTGAATCTGGTGCTGTTATTGGTGATGTTGAATTTGCAAGTGGAGTAAAACAATATTTTCCACAGCCAAATGACTCAAAAAAGATACAGGAACAAAAAGCTAATGCAAGAAGAACTGCAATAGAAGGCTTAAAACTTGGAATACCTACAGAGTTTTTACCTAAAACAGATTATGGATCATATTCTCCATCAACAGGAGGTAGTTTAAAATCTGCTGAACAATACTTAATGGAGAATCAATAATGAGTTCCTATAGTGATTTACAAAAAGCATTTTATCTAGCGCAACAAAGAGGCGATAAAGAGTATGCCACAAAGTTTGCAAAAGAATTAGCTGCACAAGGAACTGATTATAGTGGAAAGCAAGTTGAAGAATCTAATTTGCAAGCTGGTGATACGTTAGGCGGTAATGTTTGGAATGGTAAAGGCTGGGTATCTCCTGATAAGTATGATCTTCCGTTAAAAACAATACCATCAACACCTATCGTACAAGAAAACAAACCTAAATCTTCTATGTTTGGGCTTGGTGGACGGGCTATGTTAGAAGGAGTCGCTGGTGTTCCTGCTGGTATTTATAATGCAGTTAGTGCTTTAGGCAATATTGGTATGCCTGAAAATAGACCTATAACCCCATTAACACCACCAGAAAGTATAAATACTCAACAGTACGGTACTAAGTTAGCTGATTATTTAGGATTGCCACAACCTACTAATGAGCAAGCAATTCCAATGGAAGTTGCAAGAACTATATCTGGATTTGCTGTTCCATTAGGAATGTTAAGCAAAATTAAGTCCATTCCATCAATGGCAGCTACAATGATTGGGTCTAATGCTCCAAAAGCAACTGCAATAACTGCTGGTTTATCCAAATATGCTACTGAAAAGGCAAAAGAAAAAGGATTGCCAGAATGGGAGCAAAGTCTTTTTGGAATGTTGACTGGACTTGGAGCTGGTAGCGTATTAGGAATGGCTGCTCCAACATCTAGAGCAGTATTAAGAACAGGACAAAGTAGTTTTGGCACATTAGAGCCATTGGCAGGAAGATTGTTAAATCGTCAAGCTGGTGCTGAAGCTGGTACTGTTGCTAACTTATTAGAATCTGGTGGTATACAAGGTGTTAATACTATTGCAGGTTTTGCTCCAAAAACATCAGACATCGCTGGAAATGCTGGTATATCTGCACTTGCAAGGTTTGTTGAAAATGATCCTAATTCATCAACAATACTAAGTGAGCGTTTATTTAACAATGCCAAGTCATTAAAAGATTATGTTAATAGAGCTATTGGTTCTGATGCAAGCATAACTAAAAAACAAGATTACCTATATGATGTTGTTAATACGGTTTCTAAACCTATGAGAGATAGAAACTTACCGACTAATATTGATAATGTAACAAATTCTATTGATAACGCACTGCTTAAGAACAAAGGAAATCCAGCCATTGAAGGTGCGTTACAAAGTATTAAAGAGAAAATACCTCAAGGCGATGTTGGGTTTAATGAAGTTTATAATTTTAAACAGTATATTGATGATGCTTTGCGTGGCAAATATGATGATCCTGCTTCAATGCAAATTGCAAAATCAGGAACAGCTTTGAATAATGTAAAAACAGAACTAGCAAAATCATTAACAAATACTGAATCAGAATTTGGTAAATTTTTAAAAACACAAGCTATCGGTATAAGACAACTTAATCAATCTAAACAAGCTGAAAAAATGATTAACCAAGCAACTAATAAAACACCAATTATTAGTAATAGAACTGGTATTCAAGAGGAAGTATTCCCATTGTCCGCTGCTAACTTAAGAACTCAAATTCTTAATGAAAAAGCAATGAGTAAGTTATCACCTAATCAACAAGCTATTTTTGAAAATGCGCAAAGAGCAGCAACCGCAGGAACAAGAGGAAGCATGGGTATTGCTAGAGCATCAAATACTATGCAAAACCTTAAAATGAATGAATTAATTTCTGATGATGTTACTAGAGCATTACTTGGTTCTGATGTTAAAGATCAACCTGGCATCTTATCTAATATTTTACGTCCAGTAACAAGAGGCTTATCAAATGTTACTGGAAGAACTGGTGAGATTGCTGATATATTAGCGAAAGCAGAACTAGACCCTGCATATGCAGCCATGTTGATGCGAAAGTATAAACTATCTCCAACTACTGATATGAAATCGGCTGCTGGTCGTAATGCTCTGTATGGTGCATTAACTCAATATCAAAATAAATAAGGATAATCGCCAATGACATTAGAGGAAATAGTTAATAGTTTAAGATCTGCTGGACAGGATTATGGTCAGTTGTTTAACAATAATCCAAAGTACACGGCTGTAGCATCAAATGTTACTAAAGGACTTGAAAATCTTGTGCCACCACAGTTTACTAATACTCAAGATGCTAAAAGTCAAGAATACAGCAAGAAGTTAGCTGAATGGGCTTTAGGAAATGGCATGGGTATGAGCGGTATGGCATTAACATTTATAGGCAAAAATGCTGCAAATTGGAATCCTGTAAAAGCTGCTGAAGCTGAGAAAATGCTAAACGCAGGTGTTGACCCTGCTCAAGTATGGAAAGAACATCTTATAGGTCGTATGCCTGATAATTCGCTGTTTAGTGAGATTGATGATAGTGGTGCAAGATTACTTCCTGATAGAGTTAAAGAAAACAAAGGAATTCCGTCTTATTTGCTTGATTCACTACATCATCCTAATTTTAATAAAAATTACGATATAAATGAACCGGCATTTATAAATATAAACGATTACTTTAAAAGTCCGTCAGGTAGTTACGCTAACGAAGGATACGGAAAAGGTTTTGTAATAGATGCTCCAGATTATAAGACGGGTGCATCTACAGCACTACACGAACTCCAACACGCCATCCAAGACAGAGAAGGCTGGGCAAGGGGTGGGAGTCCAAGTGGTTATCAATCTACAATCGGAGTAATTGACGATTTAAAACAGCAGTTGCCTCTATTAAAAAAAGAGAAAAATCAGTTATTAGATAATTTTATGAATACTTATGATGAATCATTGCAGCCAAAAATGCAGGATTTGGATAGAAAAATATTAAAATACGAAGATATTATAAAAAATCCTGACCAAAACTTATCTAATATGGATGAGTTAAGTAGACAATATTACAAACGCCTAACAGGCGAAGCACAAGCCAGAGCAACACAAGACCGCATGAATATGAACATGCAACAGAGACGGAATACTTATCCATTGGCAGGTAATAAATTAAGCGACATAACATTGGATCAGTTAATTAATAGATATAGATAATTGCGCTCGTAGCTTGGGAGCTGTTTTACCAGCTCCCTTTTTTTATTAACGTCTGAACTGTCCATCAAGTAGTATCATTTGTGTTTGCAGAGCATTTGTTCTTTCTTGACGTATTTGTTGCTCTTGGTTAAGTTCGTTCACATAAGCATTATAATCTGCATGTTGACGCTGTTGGCGTAGTTCGTTAGTTATCCTGCTTGTTCTTGCTTCTTCTGATAACTGATAGCCAGTATCATCATCACAAGCAAACACTATAGTTGGAATTAGTAATAGCATTAATATTATGTTTTTCATTTTTTTTCTTCCTTCTTTTTATCACCAAATATACGATCCCAATTTTCATCAAACTTTTTTCTATCAGAAATAGGACGTGGTGCTGACCCTTTACTCATTGCTTATTCTCCAGTTGTTTTTCTGCCCATCTAACACCATCTTCAAAGCCTTCTTCCCATTCTTCTGAATAGTATTCCTCACTAACGGTTGATGATCTTAATGAATTGATGTGTTCTTCTATTTCTTTTTCACTTATCATTTCTTTTCTCCCTCTCTGCTAACATTGCATCAGCTTGGTCGTATGCTAACTCTGCAATGCTTTCATTATCCCAAATTACTCTTACATCAGCTGCCATTAACTCTTGCATCGCAAGTCCAGCGAAGTGGTCACGAAGTGCTTCCTGTCTATTTATAAGTGAAGCATTTTGATTCTGTAGCCATATGATTTGTTGCTTAAGATCATTTATTTCTTTACTCATTCCTCACCTCCAATGCCGTGTGCTTTTTCTACTAACCTAACGCACTCAAATTCATTAGCAGGTGATTTGTTAGCCCATAAGTCTGTTATTTCACCATCACTCAAAGGCTCACGTTTTTGTGGTGCTGTGTATAGCGGTATTGGTTCTTTAATAGAATCATGCGCTTCCAGGTAATGTTTTTTATCCGTACATACCCATTCACTAAGTTTTCCATGAATTTCTGTTTCAATTATCCAAGCCACAGGCTCTTGCTCAGTCTGCTCAGGTTCGGCAAGACACTCTTTTATATCATTGAACAAACTGACCACATCTTCTTCTGTTTTCAGTTCAGTCATAAACCTTTTAAGTAACTCTCTTTCAATAGTCATAATAATTGCCTCTAAAATCTATAAAAAAACTACAATCAATTTCTTTTAATTCTTTCATTGCATCCATGTGAAAAAAGAAATCTTTTGTATCTACTTCAATACTTAAGTATCTGGAGCAGTTTTCTTTCTTATCACAGTTGCTTCCTAAGCAACGTGCGTTTTCATCAGATAAAGGCCGTATCATCTTCTTCACAATATTCTCCTAATTCAATGTAATCCCCAACATGGGGTGGTGCTTCACCTAGTGCTTTACGGTAATAGTCTTGCAATGCCATTCCTTCCCAGCCATCATGCCAGCCAGTTGGTACAGGTTTAGTTTCTTGTTTTACATTAGATAACGAGCTTACCGCTGTACCTGTAACTCTTGATATACTGGCTAAGGTGTAGCCTCTGCTATAAAGCACTTGCAATATGAGGGCGTAGTCTACATCCCTAGCCATTGATAATTCTTCCATCTAATTGTTTACGTCTTAATTCATCGCAATACAACTCCATGTCTTTACTGCGGTGCATGAATTGGACGATTTGCGCTGCCATTCCAGTTAATTTGATCGGAGGGCGTTTATACATGAACGCGCAAACTTCTCTGATATAAGGAAGCCAATCCATGATCTCGGCTCGATTGAATAGAATTGAACCGTCAATATGAGTCGCGACATGCTTAGGCATACAATAGCGAGGGTCTTTAACGATCTTATCGAGCATCAATGCTTTAATGCCGATTAAAGCCATTATTTCTTTCTTGGTGATGCTTTTTTGAGGTACTGGAGGGATTACAACATTAGCTTTTAAACGATCCATTTTGCGTTTCAGCATAACTCGTTCGTGTATGGCTTTTTTATTCTTATGATAATACTCAAGACATCTTTTTCGTTGTTTATCTCGTTGATTCATTGTATTCAAGCTCCAAGATTAGTTCACAGTAGTGTATGATTTTCTTTATATCTTCTGCGCCATTCTTGCTTCGATGACGCGTAATGTACTTTATTATGTTACCTTCCATAAACGGTAGATTGTTAGCATGGATGTAAGTAACGGGTTGGATCGGTAATAAGTAATGCTTACCCCCAACCATCTTTTTGTCGGGCATTGGATAACTCCATAAGTTTATCGGTGGAAAAGTTAAATCCGGCCAGATCACATCATAACTTCCTTGAAAGCTCGTGTTCTGGCTGAAGATACAGTCAAGCCTAACAAACGTCTGTATCGGCTTACCAGATAATCAAATTCATCTTCTTGTTTCTCAGTTGGACGTTTAAGCCTTCCTTTTACAACTTGTGCATACAACCAGTCTATATCTTGATCTATTTCCATTTCGTTACCCATAAGTTAATGATGGCCAGCGGAAGCATGACCGTTAAAATTACTAAACATATAATCAATCTAATTAAATATGTAATCCCAAACATTCTATTGCCCAATTATCAATCTGTTCTATTGTCCAAAGACACGCATAGTTTTGGTTAAGCCTTATCATTTCTTGTGCAAATAGTTTTTGTAATTCTGATAATCTACCTCCTTTTGTTTTAAGTTCCACAAACCACGTTGTTCCATCTGACATGCAAGCAATTCTATCTGCTACGCCTCGATGTGCAGGTGAAGTGAATTTATACGTCTTTCCTCCGTTCACTTCAACTATCCATTTAAAATATTTTTCAATGTCCCTTTCTAACATTCCGCGCCCCATTGCATAGCCATAGCGTCAGCTATGCCTTGATATGTTTTTGATCTAATCTTTGCTCTATCTATTGACGGTGGCAATAGATGCAATCTTTGCTCTCTACCGTCTACTACATTTGTAGATTCAAGTTTTGGTAAGTTCTTAAGCCATAAGCATGTAGCTTTTGTTTCCCCATGTCCAAATTGCCAAGGCTGAATTACTTGGTCAGGTTTTCTATATTTTGAAGATAAAACACCAATAGGATTTTCTATTGCAATTTTGTTTATATTGCCTGTCATTAACGGACAAGTAGGCTTTGCTGCACACCATTTACAGTGAGAACCTTCTCGTAGAGGAGCGTCAAGTCTTTGAGATGCTTTAACAGCACTTAACAACTGCTGTTCAAACGCTTTAATGCGTTCTACAGTTGTTACCCAGCGTTTAATCATCGGAGGTTGGATAATGATTAGCTCGACTTCTTTTACATCTTTAAACGCCCATTTAGCATGTTCAGTACGCATGGCAGCAGCAGCGTAGAACATCAACTGTTCATTTTCTTTTGCTTCTACGATAACGCCATTGCCAAACTTCCAATCCAAGACAATAGCACGATCATGTACACGACCAAGCAGATCGCAGCTGCCAAATACATCAGGAATGAAATCACCGAAATTAACTTCAACTTCGACTTCATAAACCATTTCATTTTCTGGATCAACTTCATCTAGTAACCCCAGTGCGACATTGATTTTTTCATCGATTAAATCTTGCGTCAGTATAACATCTTCATATTGATCCCCGACTACAGGCTTTGTACCGATACCTAAATACTCGGCAATGGTATTATGAAGCAGCGTACCTTCATCAGCATAAGAGCTGGAAGGCTTTTCAGGTGCTTCATTGCACAGCTTAACTGAGCCTGGGCAGTTAATTACTCTTTTGGCAGTAGAACCACCGACTATTTTACTGTGTGCCATTAATAGATTCCCGTTTCGTTTAAAGTGAATATATTATTTCACAAAAAAATATATTGTACAAATGTTTTTTACAGTGATAAGCTATAACCTCACTAAACGAAACGAGAGTAAATGAAATGAAAGTTCTTATTGCTTGCGAATACTCTGGACGGGTCAGAGATGCTTTTATTAAGCTTGGTCATGATGCAATGAGTTGTGACATCCTAGAAACTGAATCACCGGGCAAGCATTACAAAGGAGATGTTCGTGATGTTTTAGATGGTGAATGGGATTTAATGGTTGCACATCCTCCATGTACTTATATATCAAATGCAGGAGCAAAACATTTGTATAAAGGAGGACAAGGAGTTTTGAACCTAGAAAGATTTAAATATGGGTTGGAAGCGGTAGATTTATTTAATCTGCTTTGGAAAGCTGATATTCCTAAAATTTGCATTGAAAACCCAGTTCCAAGCACTGTTTATTATGAGCATGGTTTACAGAGATACCATCAAACTATACAACCATATGAGTATGGACACCCATTTCAAAAGAAAACTTGTTTGTGGTTGAAAGAATTGCCATTTTTAATACCAACAAACATTACTAGCGAACGCCAATGTAGCAGAGTTGCAGGTAATTGGTTTAATAAAGGTGGAAAAGATAGGCAAAAAAATAGAGCAATGACGTTTCAAGGGATCGCTGACGCTATGGCTATGCAATGGGGAAGATTATGAAGCTTTGCACATATCAAAAACTGACACTGGTTAGTTATTGGAGATTAACTTAATATGGCATTAGAACAATATAAAATAGTTCAAATATCATATAAAGATGCTATGGAAATTATAGTTAAAGAACATTACCTCCATAGAAAAGCACCTTGTAGTATTGCGTTTGGACTTATTAAAGACAATAAAATTGAAGGTGTAATTTGTTATGGAACTCCTAGTAGTTCAAGTTTAAGAAAAGGAATAGCTGGAATAGATAATGTTAATAATGTTATTGAGCTAACTAGATTATGGGTAAATGATTCAGTTCCTAAAAATGGTGAATCATACTTAATAGGAAATACATTAAAACATTGTGGAAAAGAAATTGTAGTTTCTTATGCTGACACTGAACAAAATCATTTAGGAATAGTTTATCAAGCTACTAATTGGCTTTATAGCGGATTATCTGCAAAAAGAACCAACTGGACTATTGAAGGTATAGATAAGCATTGTCAAACTATTGCTGATAAATATACAGCTAAAGAAATTATAGAGCTATACGGTAATAAATTTTCATTACAACCTAGATCAAGAAAACATAGGTATATTTATATAAATGCTGACAAAAGACGAAAAAAAGAATTGTTAGGACAAATAAAATATAAGTTAGAACCATATCCAAAATTGGTAGTAGCATGAAACTCCGCCCATACCAACAACAAGCGCATGATGCAGCTATAAACTGGATAAAGAAATGTACTGATCCATGCGTATTAGAATTGCCAACAGGGAGTGGCAAGTCTTTAATTGTTGCAGCAATAGCCAATACATTGCATCAGGTAAGTAATGGCAAGCATATATTATGTCTTGTACCCTCAAAAGAGCTGTTAGAACAAAATGCGGAGAAATATAGGGATACTGGTAATCAATGCAGTTTGTTCAGTGCAAGCGTTGGTGAAACATGTTT